GTACGAACCGCAAGGTTCGTATCAAGCTCGAGGTTCCGGTGGTCGTCACTGAGACGATCAACGCTGTCGACGTACCCAAATTGGTTCGCGTTGCGATTTGCGACGCGACCTTCACCTTTTCGAAGAGCTCGACGCTCCAGGAAAGGAAGAACGCAGTTGGCATGTTTGCCAACGCGATGGCGGCCAGCGTGACTGTTGTGAACAGCACGTTGACTGGAACTGAAGCCATCTGGTGATGGCCCGGTTCGGTACGTATGGTATAGGCGCAGCAATAGCTACGCCTGTACTGTCGGTCCTACTCGGAATCGGGTACATTTTGTATCCCGACGTTTACCCCGTCAACTGCCTTAAAGCAGGAGACGAGCCCGAGGACAATCTTCCAATGCCTGATGTGGTGTTGGAAGAAGGACGTCTACCGGGAGAGACCTTTCTCAAGGCTTTCCCCTGGGGGGGAGATTGGATCTGGGATATCCCAGACCCCTTCCCCTTCATCTGGTCTCAAAAGGAGAACCCTTTAGGGGGTTAACCTTCAACTTCTAGCAATGGAGAAAATCCAAAGTGAACCACGTGCATAAAATGACGGGGGTCGCTAACGACTCTCTTAACTGCTCAGAAGCCCTAAGCGAAGAGAACTACATCTGCATATCAGCATGGTTCTGGGACCTTCACTTTTTCCCTAACTGGGAAGAGTGGGGCCCAGGCTTCTTCAATGATAGTCCGGCGAGGATTGCTATCCTCGACTGGATTTTCAGAGAAGAGTCTGAACAGCTTATGTGGGTCTTGCGTTATTGGGACCTGGTAGTGACAGACAGCAAAGTTAGCTTCATCCTAAAGGAGGACTAATGCGAACTCGGATCTCGAAGCAAAAGCTTTCGACTCGTTTACCCGCGGGTGTGTCAGCTGCATTCATTCGTGAATTGCAGCAGGCTTTACCAACGGATGGTTTTAAGTCTCATTATCTTCGTGAGGAACTCCTTTCGAAGTATTGTGACCCAAAAACTACTCCTGCGGACATTCGTCGCACAGCAGCGGTCACCAAGTGGCTGTTGTCTGAAGCCAACAACGCGCGAACCAATCAGCGTCTGCAACTCGCAGATGCGAACTTCGGTTGGCTCACCTATGAGCAACTGTGCTCAAAGGTGAAAACCTTAATTGCGCGCATACTCGGCCCCGTTTGTTACCCGGAAGTCATTCTTGACTCCGGGGTTTTTCACACAAACGGTGCGAGTACTAGGGTTAAGCGGTCTTCACAGGCCGCTTTACTCAAGCTTCAGGGTGAAGTGCACTTATCTAACTCTGCTATAAAGCATTGGTTGGTGTTTGCCTCTGGCACGCGCCTATCCAAGCAGGTTTGTACCCTGCGAGAAGAGAACGTGCTCTTTACTGTTCCGAAGAAGTCAGATATTGACCGGGTGGCTTGTAAAGAGCCTGAGGTCAATATGCTACTGCAAAGGGCTGTGGGAAACCACATACGCCACCAGTTGATGAAGTTTGGCATAAATCTAAATGACCAAACTCGCAACCAGGAGCTCGCTCGTTGTGCGGTCCAAAAGGGACTTGCAACGATCGACCTGAGCAGTGCTAGTGATTCCATTACAAGACAGCTTGTTTTTGACATGCTGCCGTTTGAATGGTGGTCGCTACTGGATGATCTCCGTGTGAAAACCACTAAGATTCCAGCTGAGTTTCTTGCTCAGTCGGATCAGGTGGTGCGGATCCTTAAGACCGACCCTTCGGGGCCGCTTCGGGATCTCAATTTGCCAGAACCCAAGGACAAACACATCTACCACGAGTTGGAGATGTTTAGTTCTATGGGCAATGGATTCACATTCGAACTGGAAAGCCTGTTATTCTATGCGATTACTCGCATAGTCTGCAGACGATCTGGTGTTCGGGGGACCATCTCCGTCTATGGTGATGATATCATAGCTCCTATTGGGATTGTCCCACGTTTGAAGCGTATCTTCGATTACATTGGCTTTACAGTCAATATGAAGAAAAGCTTCTGGCGTGGACCTTTCCGTGAGAGCTGTGGGAAGCATTACCATAACGGCTTCGACGTCACTCCCTTCTATATCAGGAGGGAGATTCTCTCATTGATGGACTTGATACTCCATCTTAATCACGTTCTTGAGTGGGACGGCAGAGGCTGGGGGTTCTTTACCTCAGATTCTCTAGCCGCCTTTCACAAGAAGTGGTCCAGGTACGTCCCTGCTCGCCTTCATGGCGGGATCGATCCGTCGGATCCAGGAGCGTTGGTAACGGGGGACTTACCCCGGCACCGCTTAGTGCCTGTGACTAAACCATGGCAGCACAATCGGTTAAGCGCCGAGTTGCACTGGTTTATGATGAAAGAATCCACCGATATTCCAATCGGTGTTGACCCGCGATTCGAGGTAGGGTACAAGACCCAACCCTTTATCTCGTGCGGAGAACAGTCTACTTGGAGGCCTTACCTTATAACAGAGGTGGGCTGACAAGTGGGAGGCGCCGCGGGTGAAACCGCGGCGTAGTCACATCTAGCTTGATGTGATTAGAAGGAAGAGC